GCTTATAAATTATTGCTACCACTGTAAAGAGAACTCAACCGGTGTTTTAAAAAGCAATGCAGGCGGTTGGCAAAGTGATTCGCTATCTATTCCGAATGCAGAAATAGGAAAACTAGCGGATTTGATTCATCACAATCTTACAAAAGTTGCCGAGTGTTGGAAACTTAAGACAGAAAAAAATACAATATCGTTAGAAAATATTTGGATTAATATTAATCCAGTGTCTGCTTTTAATAGACCACATGTACATCCAAAGTCTATTTTTTCAGGAAGCTATTATGTTAAATCTGATGAGCAAGTTGGAGGTGGCATAGTATTTTTACATCCTGCTATAAATTTTCAATATCATATTAATCCCGATATTGTTACTGACTGGAATGATTTTACATCCGGCACATGGCGTATTCAACCTAAACCAGGAGACTTAATAATATTCCCATCGTTTTTAAATCATTATGTCGAACCTAACTTGTTAGATTCTGACAGAATCTCAATAGCATTTAATGCAGGAATATCCGGACTATGACAAAATTTGTAATTTTAGGTGGTGGCACGGCAGGTTGGATTACCGCAATATCTATGCAAAAATTGCTACCCCAAGCTTCTATCACGTTAATTCAGAGTAAAGAAATAGGTATAATCGGAGTAGGTGAAGCTACTACTCCGCATCTAGTAAAATGGTTAAAAGATCATGATATTGATCATTTAGATATGATACGAGTTACCAACGGATCGATAAAAAACGGTATAAGTTTTGAAAACTGGAATGGCGATAATTCTAAATATTTTCATGACTTTACAGAATCTATGTCTTCAACTAACATAGGCACGTTTAGTGATGTAGATTTTAATCATTACTTTCAAGCATTCTTAATTAATAAAAATTTAAACTTTGAAGACTACATGTATCAAATTAAATTATCTAGTAACAACAAGGTTGATTTAAAAAATACAAAATATGCACTACATTTTGATTCAGTTAAGTTTGCGGACTATTTAGAAGATATAGGAAAATCTCGTGGTGTGCAAGTTATCGATGACATATTTTTAGAACCTGTTTTAGATCATAATGGATTTATAAAATCTTTAAAACTACAAAGCGAAAAAATAATTGACTGTGATTTTGTTTTTGATTGTACAGGTTTTTCTCGTTTACTAATAGGAAAGCTATATAAATCTAAATGGCAAAGCTATAGTAAATTTTTGCCTGCAAAAAAAGCAATACCGTTTTGGTTAGAAAATAAAAACGATGTTGCTCCGTATACATCTAGTATTGCTATGAAAAACGGTTGGATGTGGAACATTCCGTTGCAACATAGAATAGGTGCAGGATATGTATTCGACTCAGACTATATTTCTGTAGATCAAGCTAAACAAGAAGCAGAAGAATACTTAGGTCACGAAATTGATATTAGAAAAATTATTTCGTTTGATCCGGGTAGATACGACGAAGTATGGATCAAAAATTGTCTAGCAGTCGGTCTTAGTGCTAATTTCTTAGAACCTTTAGAATCAACATCATTGTGGTTAGCTTTGATGCAGTTAAATAATTTTAAATCGTATATTAACGAAATATTTGATCCTAGTGCAGAATCGCAAAAAACTTACAACAAGATGGTAACAGAAGGAACTGACTTGTGTGCTGATTTTGTATACTTCCATTATCTAACTAAAAGAAATGATAGTTTGTTTTGGCGTGAATTTAGAGAAAAAAATAAAACTCCTGATCATTTAAAAGAATTTATTCATAGAATAGAGTATGCTAATTTAAGACCATTAGATGTAACAAATGTGTTTGCTACCTGTCATTTTCCTATATATAGTTTTTTATTAGTTGCTCACGGACTAGATATGTTCAAACAAAAATTTAAACTAGCATTTTATGAAGATATATTTCAATCTCTTGATTTATATAAAAAGATATTAAATGATATGCATAGCGAAGCTCCATATCATAAAGATTTATTACAACATTTACAAAGAGGACCTGTATGATTACTTTAGGTATTCAAAAGCATCACCTATCATCTGTATGCTTATTAGAAAATAATAACATTATATATTTTAATCAAGAAGAGCGTCTTTCTAGAATAAAAAGAGATTCTGGGTTTCCTTTAAATTGTATTAAAGAAATTGTTAAATTAAACAAAACTATAGACAAACTAGTAATTACTGGTTACGATTCATACAAAAGTGAAGATATCTCAATAATTTCCTTGCTAAGAAAACTAGGTGTTAAATTTAGTCGAAGATTTTCTTATCATTATAATAATAGAAATCATCACCTTGCTCACGCTGCCAATGCTTTTTATAATTCTGGAATGAAAGATGCTGTAATTGTTGTATGGGACGGAAAAGGATCTTGTTATTCATTAAATAACGGCTATTCTGCATACGAAACTACTACAGTGTTTTTAGCCAAATACCCTAATAATTTTACAGCAATCTATAAAAGATTTTATACTCCTAGAAAAATAGACAATAATACAACAATTATTTGGGATAACGGTTTTGGAGCATCGAAAGAAAACTGGCCAGTCTGGCAAACAAAAAATGCTACAATTGAAATCAGAAACGACTATGATATAGGATTACAGTATGAAGCAATGAGTAGATCATTAGGATTCGACGACGAAGGTGGCAAAATGTTGGGATTGTCTGCTTACGGTAAAGATGATGACTATTTTAAACCTTTTATAAATGAGCAAGGTATTTTTGATATGTCGTCACATTATTTTGATGCTAATTTCAATCATAGACATTTTGCATGGGGTAAGTATTCAGAAGCTATGAATAATCAAGAAAAGCTTTCAAATTTAGCGTACATAACACAAAAGAATTTAGAAACCCAAGGTCTAAATTTTTTAGAGAAAATTTTAAAAAAATCAGGAAGAAACAATTTAATTTTAACAGGTGGTGTATCTTTAAACGTTGTAGCTAACAACTATTATAAAAAGAATCTTCCAAATATTAATATGTATGTAGAACCCACATGTGGTGATGAAGCAAATTGTATAGGTATGGCTAGATATTATTACTATGAAAATTGCGGTAGTACAGAGGCTAATAAACTTAAAAATGTCTATCTATGCGGAGCAGAGCCTACATATAATTATAAAATTCAAGACGGAGAACTTGAATATAAAAATGTTGATGAAGCAACAGTTGCTGAAGTAATTAAGAGCGGAAGTGTTGTTGCATTATTTCAAGGTAAAGCAGAATCAGGACCTAGAGCATTAGGTAATAGATCATTACTGTGTGATCCAAGACTTACAAATGGTAAAGAATTACTTAACGTAGTTAAGGGTAGAGAAGAATTTAGACCGTTCGCTGCCTCTATACTCGAAGAAGAAGCTAATAAATGGTTCGAACTGCATGGGTTAGAGTCTAGTCCATTTATGATGTTTGCATTAGATGCTAAGGATAATGCTAAAGAACAAGTTCCAGCTGTAGTGCATGTCAATGGTACTTGTAGAATTCAAACAGTAAATCAAAATCAAAATATAGTTTTCTACAATTTAATTTCAGAATTTTATAAAAAAACTGGCATTCCTATGTTAATGAACACTAGTTTTAATCTTAGCCATGAACCTATTATTGAGACAGTAGAAGGTGCATTTGAATCATGCAGGAATTCTGGGATTAATTATTTGTATATGCCAGATATCAAAACGTTGATATACTTTAAATAATTACCAAACCCACTGAACAAAACTATATCTAGTTCCTGTTATGACAGGTTTAACTTCGTGCGGATATAAAAAATTACTTGGGAAGATCATTACGGAACCTGCTGGAAGGTCTATTTTTTCTTCGTTCCACATTATGAATTCGCCGCCTGTATAATCATTATTTAATGAACCAACAATTGACAATATCGGTATGCCTTTTCTTTCGCCGTCAAATAAAGAATGTATATGATCACAGTGAGGCATCATATTTGTATTTTTATCGTATCTGTTGAACCGAGCAGTAGTAGTGGCATGAAAGCTACCATACCATGGAAAGTTAAGCTCTTGTTGATAATGCGTTACTAGTTGTCCTGTTGCATTATGTATATTATAACTTTCTGGTATTTCACTAAATGATACTGATAAATCAGTATCAGTACTTACGTACTCTCCAGTTTGTGTATAGTATCGATGAACACCCCATTCAACTGTATTAATTGAATTAAGTATTTTGGTACAAAACTCTTCATCAAAGTAATTATGATATACTTTGCAATAGTTACGTAAATCGTAATTCATGGTAATATTAACTCCGATAACTCAATGCCTGGATTTATATGTCCTCTAATAAATGTATTAAATGACAAACTGATTCTTGTTTTACGTTTTGGTGAAGGCAAAACAGATTCAACAGTATGTTTTAAGGTCGATGGGAACAATACTAATTGTCCAATATCAACACTATAATACCAGGTATTTGAATTAAAAGGATTATATTGTACAGGAATTATATCAATATCTTTAGTAATAGTTTTTACAAAAGTAATTTTATCAACGGTTGGATCTGCATCAAAATAAAAAACTCCGCTAACAATGCTATTTGGGTGTGCATGTACATGATGCTCTTCACCAACTCCACTGTGATTAATCCACGATTGGGTAATATATAGTTCTACTTGACCTGATGGGCTATAGATATCATGAAAAAATTTCTTTGCTTTAGAATCTAACCAGTTACCTAATTCTTTAAACATAGGATTTTTAAGAACATATGTCTCAGAAGAACTACGATTAGAAACATTTTTTCTTAAAGAAACGGATCTTGCGTAATCTATTTCTTCAGTTGTTAAAGACCTATGGAATTTGTCCAGCATTACTGGAATAGGAAATACCATCTCAATTGACATTAAAAACCCCTCTTGTTAATGATACAAAATCTTTATGATTAATACAAACAGTATTGCCGTCTTGATATTTTAAATAGTCAAGTTGTTTTTCAGATTCAGCGTGTATATACGGATTTTGTGCCTTGTACTCTTTTCTAATTGATTCTTTATCAAAATGATCTACACCGTTAAGAGCTAATGTAAAGTTATCAGCATGGAACAATACATATGATGATAGGTGTGAGAAATCTTCAGCTATAGGAAGTCTATGTTTCCATATATCTAAATTTTCTTGTAAAGAATCTGGTAGTTTGATTTGATTATACTCTTTCCAAAAGTTTGTTTTTTCACTTTTGTTTAGATAATGTATTATAATAAAATCACGAATGTTTTCAAGTATATCAGTAAAACTTCTATTATATTTCTTTATCGATTTATCATCGTAAAATGGCAAGTGATGCATTAGTACAAATGCTTGTTGGATAGTTGTGGATATACTAGTTGCTTCTAAAGGCTCAATAAAACTTCCGCTTAGTCCTACAGCTACACAATTTTTGATCCAAGACTCTTTAACCTGACCTGGATCAAAAGTAATAACTTTTCTCACATCAATATCTTTAAAATATTTTGATTCAACTTCTTGTTTAGCTTGCTCTGGTGTTATGTGATTATTATCAAAAACATATCCGTTTCCGTATCGACCGTATGTTGGAATTCTAAACATCCATCCATAATCCATTGCTTGAGCAAGCACTGTTACTTCGTAATTTTCAGTATCAGGAGTTTGAAATACTATTGCTGAATTAGTTTTTAAATATTTTGAAAAACTCTGCCATTCGCATCCTAGTTTATTCATTAGTAATCTCTTGAAACCTGTACAATCTAAATAAAAATCGTATTCATAGGTAAGTTTGTTACCTTTTAAATTTTTAATGTTTCCTTGATCGTCTAAAAAGATTTCATTAATTTCGTCGTCATAGAAATTAATACCAAATGATTTAGCTATTGAAGTGAGATATTCGTTTAGTTTATAAGTATCAAAATTAAACTGGTTAGCAGGCCATACTTCAGGTTTATTAAGAAGGTGTTTTGGTAATTTGTTATTCTTTATAAAATCAGGTGCTAGATAAGAATTATCTTCTGCTATTTGTTTAGCATATATAGGAGAATATTGTCCCCATTTTTTTGCAAAATCTGGATTAACATGATGTATCCATGTTTTTTTGCCCCAACCTTTAAAAGTTATACCTGTTTTGTAAGTGGCATTACAAGCTACTAATGCTTCAACGTGATTTATTCCTACAAAAGTACAAAATTCTCTCCAGTGTTCTGTACTGCTTTCGCCTACACCAATAATACCAATGTTTGAAGAATGAACTATGTCTACTCTAATGTTTAACTTTTTCTTAAGAATTATTCCGGCTATTAAGGCTGCTGTGCCGCCGCCCACAATTAAGATTGAGTTTGTATGTTTCATCTTTTATTTACGTTAAAAAAATTCATCATAAATATTTTCATGAATTTTAAAATTGTTGATGATTTCTTAAACAAAACAGATTTTGAAAAGTTGCAAGATGTTTTGTTAGGGTCGCATATCCCTTGGTTTCAAAATGAGTATATTGTAAATCATGCTCTTCTAAATAATGCTGAAAAAAGTGACTTACCATCTTATTACGATTATCAGTTTACACATTCATTTTATAGGAACTATTCAATGTGCAGTGAGTTTTTTCAAGTATTAGATCCCATCTTGATAAAACTTAATCCTTCAGCTATATTAAAAATAAAAGCTAATCTTATACCTAGAGCAGATAAAATTGTTGAACACCAGTTACATACAGATATATTAAATTTCAAAGGAAAAACTGCGGTATTTTATCTTAACTCTAACGACGGTTATACACTATTTCAAAACGGTGAGCGAGTACATTCAGTAGCTAATCGAATGGTAATTTTTGACTCTAACATTATGCATACTGGTACAACATGTACTAATGCAAAAAGAATGGTAATTTTTGACTCTAACATTATGCATACTGGTACAACATGTACTAATGCAAAAAATCGTTGTGTAATAAATTTTAATTTTTATAATTGGGACGTTACTTAAATTTAGGACCGTATATCCAAGATACTAAAGATCTTCTAATTCCACGTGTAACAGGTGTAACTCTGTGAAACAAGAACGAAGGAAATATAATTAATTTTCCTTTTTCTTTGGGTATAGTAATAGGAGTATCAAGCGAGGTACATATTAATTCAAAATCCCCACCTTCATAGTCGTCATTTAACCAGACAACTAATGACAATTTTCTTGTATCTATGTCAGTAGGCGGCATTTCTCCCACATACATATCAACGTGCCAGTCATATTTTCCATTTTCACTAGCATGATACTCGCTATACTGTAAAGTATCATATCCGTTAATATCAAAATTAAAAAATCTAGTATTTAAATTATCAATAATAGGATTTAGTCTATCAAATATCCATTGAGTTTGTTCAGTACAAGTACAAAAGCTAACTTTAGATCGGCGTATATCTTTATCAATAACTCCAACATTTCCAGATATCATTGAATCAGTTAACGAATCGTTGGCCATAATTCTTTGAATCTCACTTAATTCTCGATCATTAAAAACACCAGTCCAGTAACAAAAAGGCTGTGTTATTAAAGATCTAGATCTAATTGAATTTGATATACCTTTGTAATTACTCATAAAAAACCCTTGATAATATTAGTTATCAAGGGTTAGTTAAAATCTAAGTAATATTGATTACGGAAGAGGGAACGGAGGAGGTTCTTGCATACTTGAATTAGGTGAATCTGAATTTTTCACCCAATCTGATGTTTCTTCGTTCCATACCCAGTGTCCAGGTTCTAAAGGAAGAGGTTTGCGTCGAATTCCTCCAGTGCCTTCAATCCATTCAGGTCTTTCTGGCGGTATTACCTCTATCCAGTTTTGATTAGCATCACTCCAAAGATACCCCTTGCCGTCTGTTGGGTGTGGTATAGGAGGAATGAATGCACATTGGATTTCATCAAACACCCATGTTGATCGACGAGTAGCATTGCCTTCGTCAGCTAGAAAATTCGTTCTAGCTCTAGTTTGTTTTAATAACTTTTCTTCGTCGGTCATTTCACGCTTAATCCATTGATCTTTTACAGTATCCCCAACAACAACATATACCGGGCCGTTTACAATTTCATAAGGTCCTTCTGTATGAGGTTTTTGAACTCTTTCAAATCTAGCTAACCAGTCTGGTAAGTTATCAAAATCTACATCTGGAAATGAAGATTCAATATTACTTCGCAACATAGGATGATCTACCGGACGTCCGTTTAACATTCTAATGTATAGTTCTTCATCCATTATAGATCTCCTGTACCTGTACTTGGATATGCTCTAGTTACAGTTGTAC